AAACACCATGAAGCGGCGCACCCTCAATCACATCAGAGATGAGCGCCGTTATGACTACAGGCTCATGGATATGTGGCTATATCGTGAGCACCTGGCAGATCCCACAGATGTTCATGCTGAGTGTGATCTAGAGATAGACCAATCCGTGATGAAGGCTGATCTGAAGCAGAGGTATCACAAGCCTCAAGAGCATGCTTTGATTGATCAGCTGTTTGACGCTGACCTCAGTATCACTCAGCTAGCAGCTCAGCATGATGTCAGTAAACACACCCTTCATGGGACAGCTCGCAGGATGCGAGCGTATTTGAGGAGACACTATGGATAAGCCTGATTTAAAGGGCCTAGCAGCGCGTGAGGTGGGTGACATTGAGGCTCTTGATAAAGAAAGTTGCACCGCCATTGTGCGCGCGCGAGACCCACGATTTATAGAACTCCTTGAGCGACTCAGAGATGGTCAGTCAATCCGAGGCGCTTGTGGCTCCTCACGTCTGCCAAGACGAACGCTTTATTATTGGATGGATGCCTATCCTGAAATCAAGGAGCTCGTTGAAGATGCAACTGATGAGGGGCTTGGAACCATTGAGGTGGCCATGATGCAAGCCACCTCACAAAGTGATGATAAGGATTGGCGAGCGCTGTCATGGATGATGGCTCGCCGCTTCCCTCAGGAGTATGGAGAGAAGAAGGAGGTAGAGATCACAGCCAAGAAGGCTGATGGTATCCCTGAGGTGATCGCCATGATTGAACAGACTAACGTGATGATGGAGGATACAGATGACAATGGAGACGATCGCTGAGCTCCCCCTGTTCAGCTTTGCAAAAGAGCAAAGACAGGCTAGACAAGCTCAAGCCTTTAAATCAGGCCCATATTCCCCCAGGAACTCAGAGCGCCTAGATGTATTGTTTAATGCATTGGAGTCTCGTTACACTCTTGAACAGGCTTGCATTATCGCTAATATAAGCCGTAGAACAGTGTATAACTGGATTAGAAATAACTCTACATTTCGCAAGCAAGTTCATAGATGTCAAAGTGAGCTGATGAGACTTGAGGACGAATCAGAGTTATTTAAGGATCATCAGTATTCAGATGTGCTGAGGCTGTTAAAAGCTGGCTATTCCATTCGAGGAGCTCTCAGACGTTTGCTTATACCTATATCCACATTTTACGAACACCTAGCTAAGGATCAGCAGCTCAGGGCGTTGGTCAACGATCTAGCGCCCAAGGCTCAACCTGGCAGGTTAAAGGCACATCCACAGCTAACAGGGCCATTCGATCCAAGCTTTCAGCAACAGATTAGCCTACTCTTGAAGCGATTAAGCCAAGGCTGTACATTTAGAAAAGCCTGTAAAGATGCACATCTAAGTGACACCGTTGTGTATAAATGGAAGCGTGAAAACAAAGACTTTGCAGACCAAATAGATGCTGTTCATCAGTATGATAGCTCAGGTGTTCGCAAGGTAGGGACTGACGAAGCCGTAGATCCCAACAGGATTAATGTTGGGCTTGAGGGTCATTATCACCTTTATTTTATCAAGGCTAAGGGCTGTGACTTGGTTAAGATTGGAACCTCCAAGGCTCCCTCACGCAGACTTGTAGGATTGCAGACAGGTTCACCACTTAAACTGTATATAGACAGATATATCGTGGGCGCAGCAATCTTTGAAAAAGCCATCCACCTAGATCTCAAAGCGCGTGGCTTACACTCTCATGGTGAGTGGTTTCATGAATCTTGTGTTCCATTCGTGATGGACTACATCAGGCTCCATGTTAAACAACCATCATAAGAGAGCGACCCCCCACGCTTCACAACCCACATCACAAGGAGCTCCACGCAGGGGGCCACATCAAGCAGCAAAGGAAAATTAAACGACATGAGAGCAGCAAGCAAGATTATTCACACACCCTCCTTGGCCTATGGCAAGGCTGAGGACAAACTCCAAGAGGCCACCACGCGGATTCACAACCGCTTCCAGGGGCAGCTCGTCAGCATGATTGAGAGCGCAGATTGGGGAAACTTCAAGCTGACCAAGCATCCCATCGAGTGTCATCACCCTGACTTCAGGAGCTATGGTCACTTCTGTGATTTGGTGCTAGCCAAGCGTGAGGCTGAGGTGGTGGCGCTCATGGAGGTCAAGACCAGGAGCATGAGGCCTGAGAAGGCGATGGATGCATCCACCACCATCAGCCAAGTGATGGAGAGCATGGGGCCAAGGCTCATGGAGCTCAAACAGGCAGCCTATGAGCAGGGGGCGCTGTGGATTGTAGCTGTGGGTGTCTACTCAACCCCTGCCATCACAGCAGCTCACCATTGGAGCACAGACTTTAAGGTGGTCATGTGCTGGGGACGTGAGGTGGGTGAGTTTGCACCGACAGGTCAATACTCATGGGAGAGCATGGCCTCCTTGGACCGCTCTATGATGAGGTGTAGAGAGCCTCATGAGTTTTGGGCTATCAAGGCTAGCCTCATGAGCCAAGTCAAGCAGCTGATCTCACCTGAGCCTGAGGCTGATGATGTCGCTCATGATGAGGTGATGTATAGCAGCTCCACCCTGTTTGATCATGTGACTATCAGTGAGACAGATGACCTCGAAGAGATCATCAGGAACGCACCTCTAGTCAGACACCTACAGCTCACCCTCCTAGCTTTGGCGAATTGGCCCAATGAAGAGGCTGTCACCATGAGGAGCCAGCTCGAGCCATATGAGGAGCCAGGCGCTAGCATGAACTACATGAGGAAGAACATTGGCACCCTTGCCAGCTTGGGTGTTGTGGTAGGCTTTAAGAGGCATAGTCAGAGGCAGCGCCTGAGCCTTGATAGGGCAGGGTTGATCAAATACCTTCAGAGCATCTAGGAGCTCCACATGAGCGAGGGGGCCAAAGATTTTATCCTCAATGATTTACAGCGTCAGATCATCATGGGTATCAGGCGCAGGGATAAAATTATTGCAGCTCGCTGTGGATGGGGCTCCGGCAAAACATCTAGCCTCATCTTTGCCTTGTGGTTTGTGGCTAAGATTAGGCCTGGCACCACCTCCCTCCTCATCACAGACACCACACCACGCTATAACTCTGTGCTCATGCCTGAGATTGAGAAGTGGCTAGCGCCAAGAGGGTGGACCTATAACCACACCCTTCACAAATGGACTGACACACACACAGGCTCAGCGGTCCTCTGTCGCTCCTACTATAGACCAGGGACAAGAGACGCCTCCCACAATCCCCTTGAGGGAATCAATGTCACCTCAGGCGTGGCGCTCATCGATGAGTGTCAGACCCTTGGCGCTGAGGTGGCCCACAAGGCCCTAGGGCGCTTGAGGTCAGGGCCAACGCCCACCCTCATCTTGGTGGGCTTGCCTGTCAGTGACGCGTGGTGGTGTCAGATGGCTGAGGCGGCGGGTGTTCACCCGCTCCTGTACACCTCCTATGTAAACCAAGACAACCTCAGCGCTGAGTGGTTCGAGGCCACCAAGCTCCTCCCCACTGAGGAGCGTGAGGCTATGGTGATGAATAGGCCTAAGCCACCCTCAGGCTTGGTCTATCAAGAGTTCGACAGCGAGCGCCATGTTATTGATGACTTCACCTATCGTGATGATATGACAGCGAGGGTGGCCATAGATTGGGGCTTCAGAAAGCCAAGCGTGCTGATTATTGTGTTTGATGAGGAGCGTGAGGCTTCAGTGGTAGTCCATGAGATCAACCCTCAGGAGGTGACCATCACGCAGCTGTGCGAGATGATCCTCAGGGTGGCGTGGCCTCGCTCGCTGAGGAGCTCCGCCCCCGGGCCACGTATATGGCTAGACTCAGGAGTAGCAGACAAGGCGGGGAAGGCGAGGTCAGATCATACAGGGCGCTCAGCCTTTAGAGAGATGAGCAAGGGCATAGGCGCGGGTGGCCTAGGTATGATCTTGAGACACACCACAGACCCTGTGAGGGTGGACATCCTCAATGGTGTGCAGCGGCTCAAGAGGGCCTTTGCTCGTGATCGCTACCTCATCACCAAAGAGGTTTGGGATAAGGGTGAGCGCTCTATAGGTAACAGCCTAAGGAAGGCGCTCATGAGCTATGCGTGGGACGCTAAAGAGCAGCCTAGGAAGGATGGGCGTGAGGACCCTCTAGACGCTCTCAGATATGACTGTATATTCCATTATTGGGCTGACGCTGTGCAGCGCTCGGAGTATACTCCTAGACGCAGACCAAATCGAGACAAGCGCGCTGGCATCACCACCAACTCAAGGAGCTTCTAATGGCTGACCCCACTGCCCTCCCACCTAGCCTTGTCGAGAAGGTGCTAGACCCAAATAATCTAGTAGCCGTGGTCACCGTGGGCCTCCTCTATATGTTATGGAGCTTTACCAACAAGCGCTTTGATTTAGAGAAGCAAGAACAGGAGGAGCTCATTGAGCGCCTTGATGACTTCCATGATGAGCTCCTCAAACTACAGGGCGAGGTGGATGCTCTCAGAAAGCAAGTCAATCGTGACTAGCTATCCCTACTTGTCGCCTGAGGACATCATTGAGCAGCACCAGCTTGACAGGGTTGACCTCACAGCAGATGAGCAGGTCAGCTCATCAGTGAACCACCCCTCTCATTATCACGCTGAGAGTGGTGTGGAGGTCATCGATGCTATTGAGGCTTGGGGCCTTGGGTTCTGCTTAGGGAATGTCATCAAATATTGTGCTAGGGCGGGGCTTAAGAGTGCGGATGCTCGTGAGGATCTACAGAAGGCGCTCTGGTACCTGACGAGGGAGCTCAGCCGCTATGAAGATAAATAGGAAGTCACTTCCGATTTGAAATATCTGTATTGTCAAAGGTGTTTCACTTGGGTAGAGGCAGACAAGCCCCACCACTACATGGGCCTCAAGCCTCTATGTGTAGACCAGGGTGAGCTGCACTTGAGTGTGTTTCAGCCTCAGGGTGAGTGGCCTGAGAGAACGCTTGACAAATCAGCACTATATGCTGACACTGAGACTGACGTGATGGACAAGCCTGACGACTGATGGAGGAGTGACCCACCCTGACATCAGAGGCTTCATGAGAAAGCTAGATTATCAAGCTGATCAAGATGAAGCGCCTCGACACATGAGAGCGCTCCATCCTCGCTTTTCTGTGAGGGGCATCACAGGAACTCAGCTCAGTGGTGGGATGATCTCAGGCTATGAGAGGAACGCGTCACTCACAGGGCTCAACTGGGTGAGGGAGGCTGAGGACATGCTAAGGACTGACCCTGTGGTCAGGCGCTCATGGCATATGCTACGTCAAACCCTCCTCTCAGCTACATGGCGCTTTGAGAGCTCCATGGAGGATGACCCATTGTGTGAGGAGCTCGCCCGCTTTGCCAATGAGGCCTTTGGCTTCGATGGCTACGCGGGGCAGATGAGCACCTCCTTCGAGGAGCAGCTCAGCTATCTACTTGAGTTTGTTCCCCTTGGGTATCGCTATGCTGAGGAGGTCTACAGGGTTGGCCCTGACTACCAAGGTAAGACCAAGGTTTGGCTAGACATCTATGCAGATCGTGAGCCAAGCGCCCACCTCAGGTGGCTCAGTCGAGATAATCAGAAGCTAGATGGGGTGATGCAGCATGTGGTGGGCGTGGGTAAAACTCCTGAGCCCATCCCCTCAAACAAGCTCCTCCTCCTCACCCTCAATCGAACAGGGTCTAATTTTGAGGGCTCAGGCATGCTCCGTCCTGTGTGGTGGTGGTGGCGCACTAAACAGAAGGTCAGCAACCTCATGTGCGTGGGTGTTGATCGCTGGGCGGTTCCTACGCCAAGGGTCAAGGTGGACAGGTCGGTGGCTGAGTTCCACGGCCTCACTGACAGTGACATCAATGCGATGATCGATGACGCTGAGGCTCAGGCTCAGGCCTTCTTAGCAGCTGAGCAATCTTACCTCATAGATAATGCTGTGGTGAGCTTTGATCAATATGGAGCCACGCCCAATCTGTATGCTCAGGGGCCGCTTGATATCATTCGGGAATGTGATAACCAAATCAGTCAAGCCTTCCTGGCTCAGTTTGCCAACTTGGGCATCACTGACACAGGAGCGCGCTCAGTGGGTGAAGTACACCTCAGCGTGTTTAGGCGAGCTGCTATCAATCTATGTGACATTGTGGCCTCAGCCATCTCAGGTGTAGACCGCCGTGGAGCTGGCACCATTGGGAGGTTGATCAGATGGAACTATGGACCTGTAGACCCCTCCAAGCTCCCAAGGCTAGTCCACACAGGACTAGACACAGACGACCTGGCAGAGTCTTTGGCCATGCTCCCACAACTAGTCACCTCAGGGCTCCTCACACCAGACAACGAGCTCGAGCGCGCCATAAGGGAGCGTCTAGGAGCTGGCGACCTACCAGAGGAAGCACAGCGCTCATCCTTAGAGAGAACCGTCAGCGCCGCTAGTCAAGGTGGAGGTGTGGCAGCGCTCGCTGAGGCAGCTATCAGAAGGCGGCGCCAATGATGAAGATCAAGCGCCGCGT